TCACTCACAGTGCCCAATGAAGTCGTATTAAACCATGGTTTAGTAGCTACATAAGGGACTTTAAATGAAAATGTGTCGCTCTCCTCAATATCAACGACAATTTGATAATTCTTTTCAATTTCATTAACAGGTGCTGAACCTGTTACCAAATTAGATGCAGATTCATACGGTACAAAAAATACACGTAATCTTCCAGCATGAAATCCAGTTTTAACTAATTTGAAAGTATAAATCAAAGAGCCACGCCATAATCCAAAACAATTCGAAACATATCCAACTGGAGTCATATTAATTCCATTGGTAGTTCCTGAAATTGGTGAGAATTTTAACGGCGTTACAGCATCAGTCCAAAGGATTTGATCTGTAGTTGTTTGAGATGTGTTCCAAGTAAATTGTTGCCAGTAAGCTGGAATCTTAAATATAGAGCTTAAAGCCATTTCATCAAGATCAGTACCACCAATTCCACTTGGAGTGTCGATTTCGTTGTCAGCAGACAAAGCCATTTTATGACTTGAATCCTGACCATTGTAATTAGGCATACAATTAATAGTTCGCAATTTTGTATCCATTGGCATTGTTGGTTTAGACCAGCCAAATAATTTACATAATGCTTCACCACTAGTAGCTAACCATTCAGGAATAGCCATATATGATCCAATTACAGGAATTTTCGAAGCTGTGTGCAATGTTTCTGCAATACTACCTAAAGTACTAGAAATTACACCAGTCTTCTTTAATTTCTTAGCTTCACCTCTAACTTGTGCAATATGTGTTCTTACAGATGAACCAAAGAATGGTTTTGCACTTGTAGGGAAAGCCAATTTAGGCTCAATAAATCTAGCCCAAATTGTGACTTCACAATTTGGTGATTCTGCTGAACCTGAAAGTAAGGGACTATAAACAAATAAATTTATTTGTCCCATTGTGCCATAACCTGTTATCAAATTTATGTATGTATGTGGTGATACATAAGGAATAACAAATGTGGCTTGAGCGATTCTTGACTGTGGATTTGATCCACCGCAAACATCTATATCAACTCCAGGACACGAAGTCATTCCAGTTAAAGTGGAATTAATAAGTCTAGTTTTGTTGCTAAGATATTTTTGGTAAGGCAAATATTGCAGTCGTAATCGGCCCTGTTGGAATTTTTGAGCATTTATTTGAACTGTTACTTCAACATTAGCTCGCAATCCCACAAAGCCTCGAATTTTCTCATTGTACATGGGGTCGGATAACAATATGTCTGGAAACGTTCCTGAATAAAGAACTTGATTCTGAGTATTGCTAGTCGAAAATTGACCTGCCCATATACGAATGGGTCGTTCCAAAAAGTTACTAATTGTATGCATCTTGTCGTTGGCAATAGTCATATCCAAATATGATTTGGGTAAATCGACTTGTTTTGCCAAGGCATCATCAGCAACTGTTTGGCCTTGATTATTGAAGGATATAATTTGTTTTACCTCATTATATCTTGAATCTTCATCGTTTGTCACATTTAAAGCTGCAACAGCACTTTCGTTCGTTGTTGTTTCGGCAAGTGAAAGATTTAAATTATATGCGTCACTTATAACATATAATCGAGTGATGGTTCCTGGATTTTGAAAGGGCTGCTTTCAAGGCATCCTGGAAGTAAGACTAAATAATCAACCTTCTTCCAATCATAGCAATACAATATTAATTTAACATCACAAATTTATTTAATATTGCAAGATCACATGATTGGGTCTATGCGGCAAAACCGCCCATTGCGTCCATATTTTCAATGGCGCAACGCACTTCAGCATATGTTGGTACATATGGCTGAATCAGACGCATTACTTTGTCATTAGCACATAAGCGAGATACAAATTCATCGAATTCTTTCTCACCATGTAAACTAATTTCACGTAGTGCAGTCTCTATGTTTGATTTAAGAAGAAAAACTGAATCAACTGAATTTCCTCTTACCCAATTCAACATTTCATATATAACACTCTTATCTAAAGGAGCTACGTAATGAAGTGTATCATTGTCAAACATAAATCGTCTCTTGAGAAAACTTATTTCATCTATATTTCTATAGAGATGCATTTTCCCATCTTTCGTTTCTTCAGTGTATTCATGGCCAACAAACTTTAACGCATCTGTTAAAGTTTGTTGATTGAAAACATCACTAATATAATCGCTTATATTAAGTATGTTATCATCACCATAAACCACTGGAGAAACATGTTTGTCAAAACTCATTGTATTGAGCAAACAAACTTTTTGCTTGTTATCTAAATTACTATTTTTAATAGCAACTAGATAACCTATAACAAGAATTAGAAGATTATAAACACTGTTTATAATCACAGTAAAAGGATTCCCAGATGGTTGAGAATGAGTCCATTGATACAATGTGTCTCCATAAACATGAACTGAATTCACTATATGAAGCCACAATGAATAACGAATCTTCGCATCCTTATCACTATAATTCTTGTCATACTGCTTATAGAAGTTTTCAATAATTTCATAAACTAGCCACAATACTTGAGTATTAAGCGAGCCATCATAATTACTGAAATCTCCTGCAAGCACTCGCTTACCTTTCATAGAAATTTGTCTTACTATTTGGTCCCAATCCTCATTATAAGGATTAGTTCCAACAGCAATTCCATTTTTATTTCTATTATGCATTATAAATGCTGCAAATCCCAAATAATATTTGCGAAAAAGCACTACAAAATGCATAGGGCAAGCTGAAAACATACGCGTTTTTCCTTCATCAACTTTCTTGATAGGTCGACGCTCATCTTTCATTGTGTCCGCACAAACAACACCGGTAATGATTCCTTTCTCACAATTATCCTCTAATTCTTGTACAATATTTCTCAATTGTAAAGCAGAGGATGAAGTGAAATCAAAAGTTTCACCACTACCCATCCATTGTTGTTTTCCTGGTTTATTCGTTTTGTATTTAATATCACTATTAAATGGATAACCAGGGGATGTTGATCTACATACTGCGGACATATATAGATCTTCGGTACCCATAATTGATTCTTCATAAGTTAGAACTCGAGCATATGTATCATATCCAATATGTTTATGATCTATAAACAATTTGTGTTGAACATAATTTCGAGCCATTTTACAATAATTAGAATCAATCAAAGGTGTTATA